TGCGGTATCATCCGCTACACCATCACCAACTGCTCCAAAGTCTTTTACGGAAACGATGCCATACAAACTATCTTTAGGTACAAACTTTGTATCGGCTTCTGTTTTTGTAATCAAACCACCGCCATTAGGTAGTGCGATTTGTTCCGCTTTACTTGCTGCAACTTCTGCACGTTTAGCAGCATCAGTTGCCTTGATAGCGTTGCTTGCAATGGATGTTTGTTTGTTATCAATATCATTCTTTAAAGTCTTAGCTTGGTCTACAAGATTATTAATATCTCGTTTATCAACAGTTGTTTGACCAGCGTAAGCCTTTGCATCTCTTACTAATCGCTCTGCCGTAGCAACATTAGTTGAGGATGTATCAAGTGCAGTATTAGCGGTTGCCAATTTATCATCAACAGTAGAGGCAATGGTTTTGATTTCTTCGCCTAATCGGTTGATTATGTCTGCATTAGCGTTAATCTTATCTGACTTTTCGCTAATTACATTCATAGCATTCATAGCATCATTAGCTGCTTTTACAGAACGCTCAACAATATCTTTCGCAACTTCATTTGCATTCTTATCACTATCTACACGAATTTTAAGTGATCTATCTAAATCAGCTTTCATTTCTTGCAAGATAAGAATAATCTTATCCGTTGCGTGTTCGATATTCTCGAATGGGTATTCATCAGGCAAGTCCATATCTTGTGAAATAGGTGTCTTACGTTCTAGGATAACCTTTTGCCCTACTGCTAGTGCATCCCCATTAGCTGGGTAAATTACCGATTTGGTACTTTCGTCATAATCGATATTACCTACTTGTACCGCCTCTGTGCCATCTTCATCAACGATAGTTAGTTTAATATCCTCGATTTGTACGAAATCGTATGGGAAAATAAACTTCTTATTTCTCCCATCGCATTGATAGACTACAGATGGTTTAAGTACTTCTGGTGTCAATTTAACATCCCCTTTCAGTTGTATATAAATAGGACTACCCATTATGGATAGTCCTTATTTATCAATGTTTCTTTTTATCTTTTTTAGTTTTAAGTCTGCGGTCAAATACTACTGCCATGATTGCATCCTCTAGTGATGCATCGGTATCGGTGAAACCAAATTTAGCTAATGTCCACAAGCCATCAGTTACAGTATCACTAAACCCAGTTGCTCTGTTTGCTAACTGACTGAAACTTCTGCCTACATCTATACCATCTTTGTTTTTGCTCATAATTGCGTTGCCTAAATCGTAGAATTTCTCAACGATGCTTAATGCCATAACGCTATTACCTTTATTGAATACCTTTTCACCTAGAATGTATTTCATAGCCATGTTGGAAATATCACGCACAATAGGTACACCCATAGTACCTTGTGAAACTAACTCTTCGATAAATGACTTAGCCAAATCTTCAGGCTTATCATCATCGCCATTCGTCATAGCTTTATATGCCATCGTACCGATAGCTTGTGAAATCAATGTCCACCATAGCATTTTAACGAACCTTGCATAATCGCCATTATCTTTTCGTGCGTAGTTACCCTCTGTGATGATGTTATAAAGTGTATTAGCGTAGGAATAGAACGGAACGAATAATTGAGTGAATGTAGAACGTGAACGCTGAATAGCAGCAGCATCTTTTGTATCACCACTACCAAATATATCACGTACTGCTCTATCACCAGCTTCAATAGATTGTTGCTCTACCCATTCAGCACTTACACCCTCTTTACCAAAGAGTTCAGCTTGCTTTTGATCATATGCAAACTTCCATACAGGAATAGATAATGCAAAGTCTGTTTCCGTAAGTAATCTGAACCCCATTTGATTTATATCATCTCGAACATTAGCAAGTTGTTCTACCTTATAACCACCAACATTTGTATCACCTAAGCGTAAGCCTTTACCTGCAATAGATAAACCTTGTTTCAAGTCTTTATCTAATGTTTGTATACGTTCACGCATGAAGATTGATTGACCTAATACAAAATCTCTAGTGTTGTTATAGGTAGTTGTGCCGTGTCCATAGAAACCAATACCAGCATGATTGATGGCTCTAATAGTATTACCTACACCGATACGATAGAATGCAACAGGAATGTTCAACGCATTTTGTAACGCTACCGATACTCGACCAGCCATGACTGCGGTTAATGTATTCTTTTTAAGCGTAAGAATTAATCGGTCAATATCGTTTGTTTTTGCCGCCTCGTCTTGCCAGTTATCACGAACCCAAGTTCGTAAGAATTGGTAGGTATCTGCACCAAATTTATCTACAATGTAGTTTTGTAGTTCACGATTAGAGATTAGCTTATTAACATCTGTTACTGCTTTTCGCATTGTAACGTGGTTAATAGCCTCTGTAATAGCATTAGGAATAACATCAAAATCAAGCAACAATGATTTATCCTTAACCACATCTAAACGTGATTTAGTGGCACTCATACCAGTTCCCCATACTGCATTACTACTTACCATAGTTTTTGCAATATCTTCAACTTGGTTATCACTAACAGATGCATTTACTTTAGGGTTATACACAATAGGGAAATATTGACCCTCAATGTTTCTACCACCGATAGAGAATGTTAAACCCTCTACTTTCTTTAATGGGTTTCCGTAAAGTTCCTCTTGAACCTTACTACGTTCATCAAAGAATGAATTGATATGATCCCATGTACGAATAACAAACTCCCAGTCTTTATCAGTCATGTGTTCTTGGAATGCACGTTCAATTTCAACCTCATTTGCTTTTGTGGTTTCCATTACACGTTGTCTGTTGCTTTCAGTACCCCAGTTAAGGGCAATCATGATAAGTTGTTCTTTAGTTAAACCATATAAGTTACCAACTGTGTACAAGTGGTCATTACGCATATCGAATAGTTCACGCTTTGAATATATTCCTACATCCTTTGCTAGTCTACGCATTGATACTTCCTTACGTTCATTGAACGCTTGCGTAGCACGGCTGATAGGGTCATAGATGTATTTAACTGCAAAGCCGTTTTTACCGCCACCCATTCGTCTTAGGAATGTTTCAACTTTCATCAATGCTAGGTGGAAACCATATAACTTGCCACTAACTGCATCTGTTTTCGTTTGGTTATTAAGAATGTTAAAAACATCACCAGTTGCACCACCAAATGTTTCTGTAGCCTCACCGATGATTTCTTGTACTGCATTTTCAAATGATACGCTTTTACCCTCATCGTTCAATATGGTTGTACCCTCATACTCATTTCTGCCATTCTTGTACATACCAGTCATGAGTTCCTCTAAGGTTTCCAACTCATTCATTGTGATTGATTTGAAAGATTTCGGTGTTTTAGAGTAGAACAGTTCAGCTATCCAAGGTTGTAATTGAACCATAGATTGTTGGTTAAGAATGAGTGCATCAACATCAAGTGCGGATAATACTGTGTTCATATCGAACCCATCAGTAGGTGCTAGTCCATCGTACTTAGTTAAACCCATTTGGTATGCCATGTGTGCGTAGAAATAACGCATATTGGGTTCAATAGTAATAGGGTTTTTAGGTCTAGTCATGCGTTGCAACTGTTGTTTCAATTTCAATCGCAACTTCTTGGACTTTTCAAAGTTTTCAAACGCTACTCTTGCTCTTGCTTGTTGGAGCATCTGTTCACGTTTATATCCAAGTGCTTTATCAACCTTACCACTTGCCAATGCTCTATCTGCATTTTTACCAGCAGTAACCGCTTTATTCTGATACATTTTAAACTGTACCGCATTAGAGATAGGTAATTCACCTAACTCTTTTCTTGCTCGGTTCATGTAGTCGGAAATTGTTCCAAGTCCAGCACCACGAATAGAACGTACATTATTGATGCGGTCTTGCAATGCATCTTCCAATCGTTTGATACGATCTTCTGCTTTTTCAAGTTCCTTAGTAGCATCAGTCAAAGCAGCATCTACTTTTTTCTTATCAGCTTTCAACTCATCGTACTTAGTAGGTTTAACCTCTTTTTCAATCTCACTTAATTCTGTATCGATAGTTTCTGTGTTAGGGTCTAGTTTACGGATGCGCTCTAACAATTCCCAGTTCTTCGCTAGTTCACGATTAGTAGACTTTTGAATAATCTTACTTTCTTCTTCGGTTAATCTCATTTGACCTTGTGTACTAAGCAAGATTTCTTCTGCTATTTGCTCGTTGGTTTTGTCTGCATTGTTATCTTTCATAAACTCTGCTTTCGCATTATCCATTTCTTGCTTGATAGCATCGTTAAATGTAGCACCAGTTTGTTCTACTTCCGCTTTTTCTAACTCTTCAATGGAATTGTACTGTGTATCTTTCAAAGCACCAGCACCAAACACGTTATAGCGTTGATGTTCCTTGTAGATAGGATATTGCTCAATCAATCGTTTTTCGATTTCAATTTGGATAGCATCCTTTTCTTCTTCCCATTCTTTAATTGGTCTATTATCCAATTCTTTCATGAGTTTTCGCATCACACGTTCTTTTGCTTTTTCCTTAACATCTGCAATGTAGGACTGCATACGTGCTTGGTCTTGCTCGGATAACTGCTTATAGAGTTCAGTTTTCTCGAATTGTTCAAGTTGTTGTTGCTCTGCGTATGCCTCAATATCCTCTTGGGTTGCGATCATACGTGCCATAACATCTTTAATATCAGCTGGAACTTCACCACCCAATCGTTGAACGCTACGATAAATGTATGTTAGCCATTTGGAGAATTGACGGAATACTCTTTGCAATGCACTTGTTGGTGCTTCACCACTTCGCAAATAGCTTTCCCAACCTCGTGCAAATTTCTCATGTGCTTTCGTATTGTCTACGTTTTCACCATCAACCCAACCGCTCCACTCTTTCAACTTGTTCCAATCTGTTACAAGTTGCTCAGGTGCGTTTTCCATAGATGCTAATTTTTGTATATCATCAAAGAAAACATGACCCATTTCGTGTAAGAATGTACTTCTATCTGCGGTTTTGAAAATGCTGATAATGCGTTCACCATCTTTCATGATTTCGGTCATGCCATTAACAGATTGGTTGTACTTTTTAATGACTTTGATTGCTTTATCATCGAACACTACATAGCATCGACCATCTTCTACACCCTCATATGTGATACCTTTTATACCATGTTCATTTAAGTATTTAGATGCTAACCTATCTCCACCAAGTTCCTTAGATAGTAGTTTATAAAATTCTTTACCACTTAAATTAGAATTGTTCAACACACTACTGTTAAGTTCATTACTTATTTTGGAAACAGCTTTTTTAACGATTGGTGATTGTTTTTCTATGTTTTCTTGTTCATTTAGCAAATACTCATTTTCTGGTATATCAACTTCAAACATAGTATTCCATTGATGCGTATCAAAATGATTGTCTTTTAGTATTTGAATTGCTTGTTCTGCTCTTTTTACTTGTGCTACAACATAATCTGATTTATTATCCTTTTTGGATTTTATAAAATCAGTTAAATTTTTTATAGCTTTAGTACTTTCTCCTTCTTCTGAAAGGGTTGTAAGTGCCATTGATAAAGGATTTTCTGCATCGATAATTGATTTTGTTTTGTTGTCATACCACTCTATATCATCATTTAATCTATATTTGGTATCTCCACTTATAATTTCAACACTATCAATTCCAAGTACATCTTTATAAGCCTGTGCGACTTCTCTGTTTTTTGCAAAATACAAACCCCAGCCATGTGCTTGATTACCCTCACCAGTACCAATAGCACCTAAATCAAATGTGTCAAAGTCATGTGGTGAACCATGCCATGCAGCTTGATAATACTGATAATTATGTTTCTTTCGGAGATTGTCTAAATCAGTTTCGTTTGGTATACTATTAATAAATGAACGACTTAGTTTAATCCCCCCAAGCCATGGTGGCTGGTTTTTTGGATTATTACTAAGTCGTTCTTTGTTTATATATATTAAATCCCCACCCAATAACAAATCATAATACGCTATATTGGTATTTCTAGCATAATAAGATTGTACAACATGATAATCACCTCTATTATTATATTTGTTCAATAATATCGGCATCATTATAGGCTTTCCGTTTAAACCAATTACTTCAGTTATAATGATAATTTTTTTGCCATTATCTGCACTAAATATTGCAGATGGATTTGCAATGGTATTAGGTAACTGTTTTAACATATCAATGGAAACTGTATCGTTATGTCCAGATAAAATCCTTTTACCGTTAGAATCAAATACAGGTGAACGTAATATTTTATGCAAAACACCGCCTGTAATTTTGATTTTTTTTAAGTCAAGATTAATCAACTTAAAGACTAATGGTGGATCCATTATATCTATTGTTTTTTTACTTCCTATATTATTAGCATTATCTACATTGTTAGCCCAATCACTTAATACTTTATCTAGTTTGCTTTCCCATACTGCTTTTGTATTTTGATTATAACCTTTTTGATTATCTAAAACTGCATTCATATTAATACGCACACTATCACGGAAATAATCCATAGCGGTATAACCGCCTTTGCCCATTTGTCGCATATATTTTGCCATTATATCAGCGTGTTGTGCCATCAATAATGCATTTGCTTTTGCAGTTTCACGTTGTTTTCTATTTGTGCTTTCGCTAATAGCTTTAACTACTTCGTTGTATACATCATATCCACTTTTAGATAATTGCATCCGTAATGCTATGTCATTATTCGCCAATTCAAAGACTTTATCTTTCATAGCCTCTAAACTTTCGATTTGCATCAACATATGTTCCATATCTGCATAATGTGCATCAGATTGTGCTAGTGCATCAGCATTACCATCAAGGCTTTCCGTTGTAGTTGCTCGGCTATACTCATAGGCTGCTCGTCTACGTTCTGCATTTGTACGTGGTGCTTTACCGCCATTGTTAGCTTTATAATCAGTTAGCCATTGTGGTTCAATACCAGTACTTACCGCATCATTGATAGATTTATCAGAATTGTCAAAATCACTTGCATAGGTTTCTCTGTACTTTTCTTTTAATGTATGCAATAGATTATTAAAGTTACGTTTAATGTTTGTAGGGTCAGATAGTACCTCATTAAGTACTTCACGATCTACATCAGATGCACCATCAAATTCATTACGGATAATATCATCTTTGATACGTTCCGCTCGTTTAGATGTATCATCTTTCAATACAGATTTAGCTACATCTACTTCTTGTTTTGCACGTTCTAGTGTAGCCAATGACATGCCACCACGTGTAAAGTAAGAGGTTTGTTTCAATGCATCTACAGTTTCATCTGATAGGTTCATAGATACTTGTGCATAGCTACCAATAGGAATTTCAACAGGTGCATCTGCCTCGATAGCTGCTTTTACTTCCTCTTGTGTTACCAAGCCATTATCAACCATATCACGAATTGCAAGTTGTCCGTTTTCAGATTGTACCAATTCCGCTACATCTACATATTGAGTAGATACACCTACTTTATCGCCCTGTGCTTGTACGATTTTGCCGTATAGTTCAGGGTTTTCTTTTGCGATTTTATTTGTAGTACTATCCTTACGAACATTATCCATAATGACTGCACCATTGCGGTTTTGCTCTGCGATGATTGCTGCTTGTTGTTGTTCAGGTGTTAGCTTTTGAAAATCACGAAAAGCCTTTGCAGTACGTGCGCCACCTACTGCACCACCAATAGCACCAAAACCGATTACCGCTGGCAATGCTTGTTTCATTGCATCTAGTGAACCGATAGCAATATCACCTACGCTATAATAACCCTCTAGGTCATTATCCTTGCGTGTTAGGTTATGTTGCACCTTTTCGTTTACATCTTGCAAGCCCTCTTCGAATAATTCAGGTACACCAGCTTTAATAGAGTTTTTAGCCATCTGTGCAACAGTTGTTCCAATACCTCTATCAAATGTTTTGACTGTATCACCAACACCAGCACTAATAGCTTTTGCAATCACACCTTTAGGTGCTACGGCTTTAAACGCTTTACCCATAGCTGCAGTTGCTGCAAACTCAATACTAGCATCGATAGCAGCATAAGACATAGCGTATTGATTAGCCTCTTGGTCTGTGTACACTCGGTTTCCGTTTGCATCTTTCTTTTGAATGAGTTCAACGTACTTATTACCGAATGACATTTTATACATATTGTATGCCATGTCAGCACCGCCACCCCATTTAGCACCAGTAGCAGCACCAGCGGCTGCACCTACACCCTCTGTAGCCAAGCCGCCAATTAATGCACCAGCGACTGCACCAGCTACCGCACCTAGACCGCCTTGTTTTGCCATCATATAGCCTTGACTTGATGTTGCGCCAAATATTTCTTCTAGTGGACTGCTACCATCTGGTGTCCTATAACTTTGTAAGTTGTTTTGTAGACGATTAACTTCGTCAGTTAATTCACTAATCTTTTGTGGATCAGATTCGTGTGCTAATGCGAAACCAACATCACCCAACTTCATTTGGTCATTCATCGCCCAAATACTTTGTTGCATTGCATCGAATACACCTTTTGTATTCTTTATCGATTCAAGATTATTTAACGCTTGAATACCCTCTGCTTGTGAGCTATATTTCACTTTGTAAAGTTCAGGAAACTCATCATAAATATCTTGTAAAACTTGTCCTCGTTCTACTCGTCTTGATAGATAATCAGCACGTTCAAATGCTCTATCATCACCAAACATAACAGTATCAGCACCAATATTTAAAGTTTTAGCAATACGCAAGGCTTCATTAGCACGTAATTGTTCGTTATTATATAAAAACAATCGGTCTGTATTACTAACAAAACCAGCAGGTAAAGCATTAGGCAGCGATTGTCCTAATTGACCTATTGACTGTAATAAACTTCCTTGTTGTCCAAATGGCGAAACAGTTTCCGTTCCATCTGCATTTTTAACATTGATTGGAGTACTAGCGATTGTAGATAATGCATCTGCCGTGTTTTTCGCTATATTTGATACTGTGTCTATTCCTGCGCCAATAGCTTGTCCAACAGGTGTAAAACCACCAACAGGGTCGGACTGCACACCAGCACTAGCGGTAAAAGAACGTGGACTCTCTCCATGTCCACGTATTAACGCTTGAAACTCCTCACGTTCTTGTTGATTAATATCAGCCATTTGTGTATCTCCGTTGTAATGCATTGTATTCTGATTCGTAAATATCTTTGGTTGAGCCATCTCTATATGTTACTCGGATATAGTGATTTCCTACAGGTTCAGCGTGTACAATACCAAGTGCTTGATTACTTGCACCACTTATTGTAGAGGAATAATCATCTCCATCTCCAAAGTATGGTTTGCTTGTACTACGCAATGTGCTTGTCGCTACCGCTGCATCAAAAATTTCATCTTTTTCTGCATCTGTAGGCGGTCTATGATGTTTGATTTTAAATTCCTCAATGCGACCTGCCATTTCTTGTTTAACACCATACTTAAAGCTACCAGCCAATGTTTTATCTTCAGGCATTACTGTAGCAAGTTTATATTCATATGGAGTTAAATCAATATTGCTAGCTTTCTTGTTGTTATCATCAATTTCTAGTAATGATGCATCAAGTTCATCATCCATGATTTTATTAGGCAATACACGTTCCGCATATGCTCGTGTTTGTTCGTAAGTATGAGATTTAGCATACTGCTTAATTCCCCATTTTTCTTGTGCCGTCATCTTCAAGCTTTTTTCATAAATCCTATCTAGCTTAGGTCTTTCACTAGCCATTTTTCCACTCCAATATTCTTTTTCTTCAGGAGTGGTTGCACCTGCTAGTTGAACCTGTGCATATTGGAATGCACCGCTTACATCACCATTAGCTATCTTTTGATTCAAGATTGTTTGCCCTGCTTGTAAGCGATCATTAATGGCAATCTTTCTAGTTTGCTCCTGTAGCGTGTAATAATTTTTATAAGCGGTTTTAGCCTCATCTTCAGCTTTCTTGATTTGGTCTTCAGAATACTTAGGGCTACCACCGCTAGACATTGGTGCATTTCTCATTAACCCCTTATAATGTTCTGCGCTTGCCGTATAATATCCACCAGCTTTTAATTTATCAGCATATTCATCTATAGTTTGTGCATTGATAGCATTATTAGGAATGATATATCCTTTCATCCAATCATCAACAAACTCTTCATCGGAATTGTACATTTTATAGTAATTTGTACCACCATCAGTCTGTCTGTTTTCTTCACCATTTGGTTCAACCTGTGTCAAACCTGCGTAATTATGATTTTCTCTAGCAAGTCTGCTTAATTCACCGCCAACTGTACCCTCTGCATATAATTGTCGATATGCAATTTCAGTATTAATACCATATTTTTTATTAGCATAAACAGCCATATTCCATAATTGTTTATTTTGACCAACGCCACCTTTTAATGCTTCCTCGTTTTGAGTTTCCATCTTAGCTCTAACATACATGGCAGCACTACTCATGCCTGTATTTAAATCATGCCCATACATCTGATACAACTTAGCATATGTATTATCATCATTAACTAATTTATTAATATTCATTTGATTGGACATTTTTTTATATGGTGTCAATACATCTTCACTAACAACACCACTTAATGAAGTTAGTAAATTTTCAACTTTCGTTGAATCATTTTCTGCCACGGATCTATCAAGTAAACTTTTACCAGTTTGGTCTGTATTCTCACGAATTTTTTCGTTAATCTGTTCATCATCTAAACCTAACTCTTTACCTGTTGATCTATATAAATCACCCATCAATGAAATTGTTTTCATTTGGTCTGCCATGTTATCAGAACGAACGGCTGAATCTCTTAGGCTGGTAATTTGGTTTTGAGTGGCTGTACTTAATGCCGTTTCATATTGACCTCGTGAATATTTAGAGATGTTATTGTAATCAGTTGTTTTAGATGTTTCAACGGCTTTGTTAAATGCGTTGATAGCATCATTGGTTCTGAATTTATATTTCTCCAATATATCCTTTTGTATTTTGTCTACACCGACATTATAGTCAGGCAATATAGATTGAGCATTCATACCTTTACGAATCATCAACCCATCTTTATCATCATTGAGTAATTTATTTGTACTATTATTAAACTCATTGATGGCATTAGTTACATCGATATAGTCTTTCCGTTTATCAATCTCTATCCATGTATTAGTAGCATCTTGCAATGCTTTTGTCATGGCATTTAAACCACTCGTGTTACCACCATAAGCCATTTCATTTACATTAGCCTGCACACTACCATTAATGGTGTTTAAGCGTTGATTGCTATCATAGCCTATTAACTTCATTAGATACCCCACCTATTATTTCTGATAGCACCTTTGGTTACGAATTTCATCTTAGGCATACCAGCAGCCTCTAGTGCATCACTAGCTGGTGTGTAGTAGTTATTACCAGTACCAACACTCTTACTAGCATATTGACCTTTAAGACCATAGATACTAGATGCACCACTTAATATCGTACCTAACATTGCCATTCTAGTTTGTTTCTTAGCATTACTTGCCGCTGCACGTGCGGTGCTTGCCTCGTTGCGATAGTTCATTCCATTAAGATATTCATTGTAGATACTGTTGTTCTTGTTGTTTTCCCAATTTTGAATATCCTTGTTGTATTCGTCATAGCTACTAGCCATTAACTGTAATGGTGTACCAGCCATCATCAAACCACTAGCACCAGTTTCTGCCGTATTCTGACCTTGGATAAGTCGCATCTTATCGGACATCTTATCACGTTCTTGCAAGGCTTGGTCTGCAATCTGTTCTTGCTTGCGATCGCTTATGCGTGCGTTAGCCTCTGCCACCCTTGCTTGCTGATTGTACATTGCAGCTTGTGCTTTTCCTTGTTGGTGTTGAGTAAACAACGTACCAACCATACTCGCTGCGGTTAATGCAATAGGGTTACACATTCGCATCCCCCTTTCTCAATGTGAATAAAACCATATCCCCATCGTTAATATCGTAATGAATAACCGCACCTAAAGATTTTAGCCATCTTATGGTGCGGTGATTTTCTTTGTGTATGTAATTAAAAAGCACTTCCCTAGTTTGTATCCATTCCCTAATGATATTTCTACTAACTTTTATAAATTGCTTTTGCAATGTCAAACTACGTTCAAAATCTTTACTCCCCAAAAAGTAAATGCAATGCATACCATTTAGTGATGTATTCGATACCCCATATACACATAATGGCTTGTCATTATCGATAACAATACGACTTTGATAATCTTCCCCAAGAATATCGTTCACAAAGTCATTTTCGTTATAGTTTGAATTTTTTCGATTGATATATTTAACCTCTAAGGCATCTATCGAACGTAAGTTGATGTATAACTCACGAATTAAAGAAACGTGCTTAGAGGGGCAAATATTACATTCCATGAACATTTGGGAAACCACCACCAATTTCTACCTCTCTTGTAACCGCTAACAGGTTAAATGGGAAAGGTTTTGAGTGCTTTATGCATATTTCTGTATTTGTATTTACACTAGTTGCTATCTTAGGTAATGCGATTACAGTATCGCCAGTAAATAGTGATTTTGGTTTTAAGATTAAATCATCTACATCATCAAATGTTTTTCCTACGCTACCACCATATGAACGATATAACCGCAACGCAACTCGTGTTATAGTTACCAATCTACATTGCAATGTGCCATCGTTTATTTGTTGCTCTACGCTAGGTATTTTGATTTTAGTCGTATAAGGTAAACCAACAGTAATTACATTTGCTTTACCGTCTAATTTAACAACCCCAGTTGGTGGTACTACCCTAGATGGCATCTGTTGTCCATCAACTACTATGTCTACCATTTGCCCTACTAGATGAGGTGCGTTGATGTAATCAGTCTTAATTGAATTAGCGACTTTAACATAGCAATCTAGGAACACATCGGAGTTATCTTCTGTGTATAGCGGAATACTACGTTCAATGCATTTCACACTCTTATTATTAATCACACGATCTACAACAAAATAGATTGTGTCTTGCTCTCCCTCTGCCACACTTTCCACATATCGGTATTTGCCATTAGTAACAAAGTGCGACCAACCATACACCTTTTGTTCAGGTATATAAGTTAAACAGTTGAGTTGCCCATCATCTCGTACATAGTAGATGATACTATCTGGGTCTTGTGCATAAGCACTTGTAACCGCTACATGACCTTTAACCAATGTTTTAACAAACAATGTAAGGTCTTGCCCTGTGTAGTTATCGCTCTCGTAAGAGTAACCCATATCACGAACAGTACCGCCACGCTCTTGAACGAATACACATCTATTACCGATAAACTGTGGTTCGCATTTTAACGCACCACGTTGTGTTTGTGTTTTCAAATAGCAGTTAGTAGGTGTGATAGTCTTGCTACCATCTACTATCCATTCATTACCGCTAGTGAGTACAATTAAGTCATTAGCTGGTACTAGATGCCTAATCTCATACATTTTGCGGTTGATTACTGGTAGTGTTATTGCGCTATCATCTGTGATAGTACCGCTCACTTTCTCCACACCAAAGTTAGGATAATCACCAGTACGGCTAAACCATATGAAGTTAGGTTTGCTATCAGTTGTAGCCACTACAAATCGGTCTTGATAGAATGTACAAAGTTTAGGATAACCTCTACCTTTATTCCAACTACCAAGTTTCCATTGGTAACTAGGCTCACCCTCTTTGATGCCGTTAAGAATATTAACTTTTGCATTCTTAGCATCGGTTACACTTTTAATCTCAACAATACCATATTGGGTAAACGGCATAATAGATAAGTCGCAATTCACAGAACCACTCTTAATATCTGATACATATTTAAGCCTTGCACCAGTTTCTATCTTACCTGTATCAGTTACGTTGTAGTCCTTATTAGATGTATACGTTCTGTAATCTTTCCAAGTCTGACCATCGTTGTTAGAAATCTGTAATTTAACTGTACCTTCCCAAGTACCGTGCGTTGTGAATTTCCACGATAGTTCTGTATCAGTACTATATGCTCCAACATTGTAATTGATGTTGTTGTATGTCTTTTCGATAGTTGGTGCGCTAACAATACCATGTCTTACTTTTTTCTCCACAACTTCACCAACGGACTTGGTGTGTACCGCCTCAATGTAGTATGCAATTTGAATGACACTACCTACCATGTCTTGTGTGAATAGGTCTTTTGTAGATGTGATCGTATCGCCATTAACTGTCAATGTGTGTCCATTATCGGTGTTGATTTCATCATAAGGTTGTTCAGTTAGTTTGTAAGCACTCATTCGCCAGTCTGTATCACTATATCGTGATAGCGTTTGGATAGGGTATTTACCGCTACAAATGAACATTACATCGCCACTTTGGATGCAGTTTAATTCGCCTACAATGTCCGCCTCAAATGGTGTTTCTACTTCAACACTTGTATATACACCATTCCGCCACACCCTAACATATCTATCACCAAATTCAAGCATGAACGATTGGTTTTTATTGGTTGTAAACTCAAACAGTCTAACAGGTTTATCGTTGTATTTAGCATATCCGATAAACTGTGAACCTTGCCTACGTGCTACCGCTCCATAGGGTCTAATTACCGCATTTTCAGCAAGTAGTAATGCACTTTTATATTGTTCTAAGTCAAATCGACTAGATACATCAGGCGATACTTCGCCTGTAGTAAATGCGACTTGTCCGATATACATAGGTTGCATATCACCAACTCCTTGCTTTCAAATAGCTAGATACATAAGGCATATCTAGTCTGCGCTCTTTTGCACTCATAGATTTTGCCTCTTGTAATGCTGCTTGATACAGTTTGTATGATTGGTCAAACAAACCACTATTACCAGTTAGTGGCATTGCTAAATCAGATGCCATCTTACACACCAATGCTTTAACGAATATAGGGTTCATTACATCTGCATCGGTTATATCGTACACATAATCAATGTGCATCAAAGGTACATCAGATACGATGTACTTTGTATTGTTATCAGTCAAATAAACATCATATTCACGTTGCTTTTCCGCTCGGTATCGTTCACCCTGTGGAATTACCGCAAGGATGCGAACACACTTTTCAGGGTAAGCATACACATAATCCCAACCATCAATCTTGTGTTCAGATAGTACCGCACGTTCACGCTTTCGTGCAAAGTTCCATTCAAACTGTTCCAACAATACTCTACGTGTTAGATCATAATGCAATCTACATTGTCTAGCAGGTTCTGTTTCTTCCGTCATAGAACGGATGCGACCAGCATTGATAAGCGATAACGCTTGATTGCAAATATCAGTAGGTGTCATATTTCCACCTTTCTATAAAAAAAGAGGGGGCAAAATACCCCCTCGTTCAATTATTCAGCAGTTTCTTCCGCTTTTTTGCCACGTTTCTTTGGTGTAGGTTCTGCCTCTTCGACTTCCTCTACTTCTGCGGATGCATCACCTACAGGTTCAAATAAAGCGTTGAAATAGTCTTTGTCATATTCAGCCACTTCATCTTTTGTGAATGTTACTGTTTCTCCCTCATGCAATAAGCCTAAGGTGTTGTGATAGCATTTTGCTTTAACAATATATTCCATTTATAACTCCTATACCAAACGCACATCAGGTGTCAAGAATGCAGTAATTGTACCGCCAGTCATATTATTAGCGTTAAGTTTTAAGTACTTTTTAGCACCGCTTCCTAAGCGTACCGCAACTTTAGTACCTGCTTTAGAGTTAGCTGGTAATGTAATACCATGCAACAATACCGCATTGGCAATGTTTTCTGTATTAGATGTATACAAGTTAAACAATGGTGTACCAGTAACATCTTTATCAAGTCGAATGACAAGCCACAAAGATGTCTCAGCATCCCCGCCGTTGCCATTCATAACAACATCGGAGTTGACATTAGCAGTTACAGCTTGTTTGTAGAAAAATGTATTTTGTTTATCGATATACATATTTTATCCCCCTATTATTGTACACGTGCTTCTGTAGAGATTAACGCATCAGTCTTACGTACTGGAATGCCATTGGCACGGACTACTGTATGACCCATTTCTTGGTCTTCGGAAATAGTGTATTTGTGTGCTTCGTTCTTTTGCATACGTAAGAATGTACGTACAGTTGGGTTCATATACCATACCGCACGACCCATACCCATATTAGGAATAAGTTCTTCTGCTTTAATCATAAGGTTAATTAAGTCAGCACCAGTTTTAGCATCTTTAGTCAATGCGTTCACATCGATGTTTGCGATACGTACAACATATCTCCAATCACGCACAGTTAAACCTGTATCAAGTTTGTAGTGTGTACGATAACCTTGGTAACGACCGCCATCAGGGTCAGTCAATGTTTGTTCACCTAAATCTTTATGAGAGATACCACCCATAGAACCTTTAGGATAGATACCATGTACTGTATTTTTGCCCCATACTACAAGATAGATAGATGTAAGATTTGCAGTACCGCCAGCATCGATAATGTTTTTACCGCTTTCTGCAGCTTTTTCATTGTAACGTGCTGCCAAGCCTACAAACTTTTCAGGGGAATTTTCATCGCCATAGAATAATGTAGATGCCCATTCTTGGTTCATAGCTTCTAAGAATGCATAATCTTCGGACAAACGGAATGCAGCGGAGTTGCCGTTCAAATCTGCCAAAGATTTATCGATTTCTGCATAAGCTTCAAGCATACCGCAAGTGTCGGTTACTTGTTTCGTTTTAGATTTGCTTGGTTTAACACCATAGTTAAGCATTCTCCATGTAGCCTCAGGCAAGCCTGTACGTACAGTTGTTTTATGACCTGTAGGCAAGTTGCCCTCTACCATTGTCATATCTTGTACGATTTCATTTGTTTGGTTCATCATTTCGATGATTTGTGCAACTGCATTGTTTGGATCTAATCTAGATTGCACATCTAAAAGTGTTGGGTTCATAGTACCGATTGTAGCCATGTATTACTCCTTTAAATCAATTACTTACTCATAGATGGGTAAAGCATTTTTGCTCGTTCTTCCTCGGAAATGTTTGTACTTCCAGCTTTACCACTATTAGAATTGTTATCTTCGCCAGCCATATTAGCGATATGTGCGAACAGTTGAATTACCTCTACACGATTACCTAAGCCGTTTTGAGATAAGATTTCACGAATGTTTGGAATTTCTTTTTCGACTGCCTCAACACCAACAGATGCTTGTGCTACTGTTTCGTCAAACTTCGCACCTAGAACCTCTTTTGTATGTTCTGCGTATGCTGCATACTGTTTCATTTCGGCTTGTTGTCTTTGTTCCTCATAAGCGGTTACAAGGTCTGTACCATATTTAGAACCAAACTTCGCCATTTCTACTGCTTGCTCTTGTGTTGCGCCTACACCATTGAGTAGCTTAGAAAACTCATTAGCGATGTTTTCATCAACCACACCGCCCTCAAAGGCTGGTGCAAAGTCATATTTGATTGGTTCAGGTACGCTTTGTTGTTCTTCTTGGTTAGCACCCTCAGGGTTGCCACCTAGCAAAGTACCGCCATCATTCGTGTTTTGTGCTTGTGGTGTACCACTTTCCGCACTACCTGTGTTATTATTCGTGCCTTGTTCTAGTTCTTCTGCCATGTGGTTTATTCACCTTTCTTTTCTAAATCGTTAAACAATTTCTGTTGTTGGATATATTCCAGTTGTGCTTGATGGTATTTCTTTACACCCTCTACACCATCACCAATACTTCCTAAATCGTTCATGTAGGATAACCCTACTTTTCGTTTCCCCTCATTGAAGAATGTTTCAGAGTTACCTGTGAACGATGGTTTCAAAATATTGGTGCGGTCTAAAAGCCTACAAAAAAACCACCTACCAAGTTCAGTACTTAGTACGTGGTTAAGTGCATCAATATCACGATCACGAATATAATCTTGTTTAGTTTTCATCTACACCCCCATACCCATTAACTGTTGCATTACTGGGTTTCCGTCATTGGCTGCATCTGTTGCTTGTTTAGCAGCACCAGCCATTTGAGGTGCTAGTTGTGCCATTTGTAATGCTTGTGCTTGTTCCTCTTGCTCTTGTTGTGCTTGTTGTTGTTGCCCCATAATTTGTTGGTACTCATCATTAGAACGAATAACCCTAGCTGGTACACCAAGATTTACACCATATATGTCCGCTGCCTCTTCAAAGTTGAATTTCTGAACGATGTTCGCATTACCCTGTGCTAATGACATTATGAAAGCATAGTACTGTTCAATATTCACCAATGAAGACATTTTCTGTGCTTGTGCTAATGGAGATATGTATTCTATCTTTACATCCATTCCGTTTAGCATTTCAGCAGTTTGTTCATCGATTGGTGGAAATATTCCAGCCCTATCTAAGATGCCATAAGTACGTTCAATGATTGGGTTTAAAAACTCACTTTGTAAGCGTTCAACTACAGGGCCTAACTGTTGCATTTTTTCTTGTGTGCGTTCCATAACCTCACGTGCGGTCATTTGTCCGCTATCAATGTTATCAAGCATCAAGAATAGGTCAGCACTATAGGCACGTTTTATACTTTCAGATACGAATTGTATCTTAGCTTGTACGTTTGCAACATCAATGCCTACATTGAATATTGGTTCAACCTTACCGCCAGTATCAACTTCCGTTACACCGCCTGGAAATAGATTTACACTACCAATTACATCAGATGTAGCACTCATAGGTGGTTTAATACCTAATTCGATTGCAGTTACTAAATCTTTTTCAAGCAACTGTAACATCTGTGCATCGGACTGTGCGAACCATGCACACCCTTTACCATAACCACTTAGATCATGTGTAGTGTGTCTAGCAATAGGAATAGACCATTCCTCAAAGCCACTATGCCGTAGTACTTCATCGGAGTTACTCCACTCTATCCAATAAATAGATGAGTAAGGCATATTCTTATTACCTAGTTTTCCGTTGCGGTCTTTATTAGGCATTACCAACCAACACACAACATGAGTTGTTGCATTACCTTTGCCATCGTCATATTCACGTTTGACTTGTTCGGTACAAGCATCATAACCAAACTCTTCAACAAGCTGGTCTGCAGTCATTCGGTATTTTCTACCAAAGGTGTTTACCTCACCATTACTGCCACACTCTAATGCATATGTACCGATAGGGTAAGATGTGAACCTTACACCAAATTTAGGGTCAGGCATGATTGACATAGGCGCTTGTCCAAATGGTAACTCCATATAGGCTTGATGCACTACGTTATAGAAATTAGACTTAGCAAATACTGCATAGAGTATTTCTTCACGTTCATCAAGCACCTTACTAACATCACTATTAGCTTCTAGGTCAGTATTCTCTAATGTCAGCTTGAACCACTTTCGACTAGGCGGTGTCATGCCACTCATTACACCTGATGCGAATATTTGGCAACTTTCCCAAGCCACACCATTATTAATCTTATCGGTATAGACTTTCGATTGGTCTTGCTCATCATCAAACAGTCCAAGGAAAGGCAGTTGATAATCTCGAATATCTTTCCACTTAGCAACGTACTTTTGACGATTGTTGAACATAGCATTAAACTTTGCCTTGATTTTCGTGTAATCACGTTTCTTAGGCATCGCATTTGTCGGTTGTCTAGCAAGCGTTGATAGGATAGTTCCTTGCATCATTAACCCCCTAATGTGTTCTTAGTGCCAGTTGCCGTGGAAAGAATAGTGCTTTCATAACCACGTTTGCCCTTACGTTTCTTTGCGTACCAATCTTCACCAGTCATTGTAGTTGCATCATCTGTTTGTACTGTCGGTGCTGGTGCTGGCATTGGTGTGTCAGGCATCTTATTTTTCATGCACATTAAATCACCCCTTATCGTTTAAATGGATCATACTCTGTATTAGCATGAACCCTACTCCCTACATTCACTTTTTTATTGACCCTGAACGCAAAGGTCAAGGCTAATGCATCGCCCTTGTTTGGAGATGGTAAGCCACGTTCTTTCATATCCTTTTTGCTTTCAAGTTGTATTCGCCCATTCTTATCGATGATAGCCTCAGGACTTGTTATATCGTCATATAGTCCTTGGTCGTTAGGTGGAATAGAACCGCCCTCTTTTAACCATTCTTTCATCTCGCCCCACATATACGCTCTCATGTTCAAGTACATATCGTTAGGTGCTTTACCGCCAAACGCAACTAACCGCCATCGTCTACCCATCGACTTACCGATACTATAAATACCAGTTCCGTAGCCTTGGTCAATGAACACCGCATCTGCTTTGTATTCATCCTCAAATTGTGCGACGAGTTGTGCTATACGCATATCATCGTCATTCTTTTCAATAGTTGCTAGGCACTTCATAGAGTAGCCGTTACGCATTACGATTTCTAATGTATCGCCACCAGTCCACGCAGGGTCAACACCAATAATTGTTGGTAAGTTGTTAAACTGTCCAACTTTGTATACTCGTTTCTGTGCCTCGTCTACGATTGATGCGGATATAAACTGTGTATCAGATGCACTTGGAAATAAACCTCTAACACGCACCTTTACAAAGTCGCTATCTTCACCATGAATATCAACCCATTCTTGCAATTTAGCTTTGTTTGAGATTTTAACAGTACGGCTATCTATCTGATAGGTAGTCCAATAGTTACGATGCTTTCTAAAACATTCTCTAAACCTACCACTATTACGTGTAGGGTTACCAAACACACACCATATAATTTCCGTTTCCTTATCTGTTAAAGCGCCCTCTGTTACTTCCCATATCTTATCTGATATTGCGGATGCCTCATCGAATATGATAAGTATTCTGTTCCCTTGATTGTGCAAGCCAGCGAATGCCTCAGGGTTACTTTCGCTCCATGGAATAGCATCTATCCGCCATGTCTTTTCATACTGCTTATCAGCACTAAACAATGCGGTAGCAGTATAGGTGAACAATTCTTTACCTATGAATAGGTTGTACCATTTGTTGAGTTCCGCCCAAGTCTTAGACTTTAACTGTGTATCAGTATTAGCGGTTACAACTCCACGTGTGTTTTCATGTGTAGCAATAGCAAACAGAATTAACAATGAAGAAAAGGCGGACTTCCCAATACCATGACCTGATGCAACTGCAATTTGTATTGCCTTAGCTAATGACTTTCCCTTGCGTAGTTCTTCGCCTATTTTAGTGAAAGTCTTTACTTGCCATTCATCAGGGCCATCAAAGTTTTCAAGTGGTGTTCCTTTTTCTCCCCAAGGGAATGCGAAATATACAAAGCCTAATGGATCATGAGTAAACGAACCCAACGCATCAATCAGTTGTGCCTTGTTGTACTTCATCTGATTTCACCCTTGCTTGTTTCATCCTATCGGATATATCGATTTCTATTTCTGCATCTAGTTTGACCTTATCGGTAAATAGCATATGCCGTTTACCTAAGAGTTCAGCTGCCTTAGTTCTATCATTCACAGATACATCTAAACCAAACGCATCTTTCTCTTCGCCATTCATAACTCTGGTGAGATACTGTAGGACTTCATCAGCAGTTGCGATTGTGTTATTGTTCTTTTGCTCCATGTGTTGTTGTATATATTGGCTCACGTTAGCATTTGACAACAATCTACTTCCCTGTTGCCTTGCACTATTTTCTGAATATCCAGCCTTTAATGCAGCTTGTGTAGCATTAGCGGTCTTGATGTATTCAGTTGCAAATAGCAGTTGTTTATCTGTCAGATTTGTATCATTCAACATCAATCACCACCTTTATATGTCTTAACTAAAAAAAGTAACACCTCGTGTTGCTTGGTGCTACTGTACTCACTTTCTTTCTTATAAAGTTGTTTCGCTTTAAATGTCTTACCCTTTTTGTACTTGTGAGGGAATGTTAGTTTGTACTCTTCCTCGTTGTACATTCTACTGACAATATATATCTTGCAAGGCTTATCGTATTTGCTCCATGATTGCCTTACATCAACTACATATCGTCTACCATTCATCTGTAATGCTTTAAGTAGTTTCTTTATCGTTGGTTGGTAATTCACATCCAACACCACACAATACCGATTAAGATTAGTACTGCACATACGATAGCTAAACCATCGATGAGTGTAATCATTGTATCGCCACGATGTTCATATGCGTATTTTGCCTTGGCTTGTAAATCTTTATTGTTCAAGTCCTTGGCTGCTTGTTTAAATAGTTTTCTATCCTCTAAGAATTGTTTAATTGCATTAATCATTTAAGCACTTCGCCACCTTTCCTTTTTAATTTCCCATGTGATCTAACACATAAGCCACGATTACATTTGCTAGCACCGCCATATGTTATATATGTTTGACATAAGCCGTCATATTCTATTGTCTTTGCGGTACATATGCCATTCTTATTGTTAAGGCATTTACTTTTACAACACAAAACATCCGTCATAATCTCCCCTTTATGATAGATTTATACAAAAATTGGAGTATATCGCCGTGGATATACCACATTATGTGATAGTTTTATTCTGTTTTATTGTATTAATCACTCAAAACTAGGTGCGTTGTTGATGACATGACAATTTATGCTTTTGAGGTTCAACTATGAATAAAAAAACAAAGTTGGAAAATAGAAACACACCTAGTTTTCAATAATCACTTACACACTCAATACCAACAACTAACATTTTGATGGATCGTAATCGTGTTAGGTTAAGTAACAACAAGAATATGAATAAGTTTCTTTTGGAGGCTGCTAGTTGTCAGTATTCAATGTGTATAACCAATTAGGGCAGGTTCATATCTTTAAGGTTAATAATGTATAAGCTATATATTGTGAGGATATTCGACCCACCCTTATCAGTTAGCAGTAAATTTACATATAAAATTTTTGTCTTAACACATACTTCAAATTGAAATTAGAAAAAAGTATAATGTTGTTTCCTAGTCAATCAATTATGGTTGCGCTGCTACTCTGCGACCGTTAGCGCTATACGTTCCATTTCGCCCATATACAACAAAGGCGCACTCTTAAATGGGTGCGCTTGTTGTTGTGTTTTGATTTGTCCTAAGGAAAGAGTGAGTACAAGTCGCTTAGTGGCAACTTCTACATATATATTATACCTAATAGCAAACTATAGGTACACGGACAATCACGGACATTTGCGGACATTATAGGACAAGTTTTTGCCCAAATTCCAACAATGCTTTTTGCTTGTATCTCTTCGCTTGTTTCGTAGAGTAACACCCAATCATTTTATAAGCATCTTCTGTTGTGTTGTTGAGTACAAATTCATAACGTAGGATGATTGCCCCCAACTTTTCATCTAGTGCATCAATTCTATTGATCGCATCGCATTTCAATTTAGATAACTCATCAATTCGTTTATCACGTTCTGCGACTGTGTCCATAAATCTTGATACACTAACCTCTAAGCCTTGCGGAGTACCGCCACCTGTTACCCTATCTTTACTGTAATCAATCGCACCTATTGATGTAAGGTTTGCTCGTAGTTGATTGATTTCTTCTTTGATAGATGCAATCTGTACATCAATTAACTTAACAGGTTGTAGGTACTCAACCGCCTTTTCTATTAGTTGTTTTTCATCATATTCTCCCAAACACTTCACCTCACTCTTTTAAGCCACCATTTATAGCTATCAAATACACCAATACACACCACGCTACAAAGATAATTACATTTGCCCATCCATCTTTAGTGTTACCCATTGCAATTAACAAGCAAAAGAATAAAAAGTACATCATGTATTTATACCTCTGCTAGTTTTGCGTAATTCCAATGTCCAATTGAAAGTTCACCAGTAGCAGTCCACGATGCTTTCCCATTTAGCCAACCATATACATTTCCATCTTCGTATCTCGCAAAATATCTTTTAATCCATTCTTTATTATCGTTACTAACTAATATAGGTGTATCAACTTTTACTTTCGACCAGTCAACAATACCTAATTCTTCTGCAATATTTATTACATCACACGTTTCTAAACTAGGTAATGTTCCGCTTATTATTTCAATACATCTGTATTTATCACCATTAGCCTTATACATACCACTAAAAATAAATGGCTTGTTCTTTGTTACATACACGAATGTACCATCACCACCAACAATATACCGCCAGCCATCATCATATAGCTTTTGAAGTAACCATTCTCTCCCTTGTTCATCTGTGATCATACTCTATTCACTCTCCTTATATTTAAAGTAATACTTCGCAAATGCTTTTATTCGCTCTACATCTTTATCTGTGGCACAGTCAACATTGCATAACCAATAGTCAAATTCTAGCCACTTCTCTTTGTGTTCATAAAGGAATGTACATCTATCCATCATTTCCTTTATAAATGGTATACACAATTCGCCGTCTAACTCTATTGCAAACCTATTGTGTTTAGCAATCAATCTATCCCCTACCATTTACACATCCATCTTCCTATATTTTCGCTCCACTTAAACTTAGCTACATCATATAGTTCAAAATCATCAATGGTTTCTCTTACCTTACCGATATAGAACACTTCCTCTTCACTCTCTACCGCAAGCTGGCACAAGAAACCAAATGCATCTTGATAGCTTTGAGGTGCGATGTAAAAATCGGAGTGTTCAACGTAACCACTATAACTTTCCATTAAAGCCACCCAGCCAGCAACAAAAAGGAAATTAATAAATTAGCTCCACAAGCTAATGGTGTTATGTTTTCATCATCCGTTATAGCACACATAACAAGATTGTTTATCGCAAGTGCTACAACAACTAATTTCCAACACAGTAATTCATCCATTCTTCCACCTTATAACCCTACCATTATGCACTTAATACCTTTTTCAACTATATAGTCCATAAGTTTTATTAGCTTTCCATACTCTTTATCTGTGAGTTTTCCTACACTATAAGCATTATCCACTTTGCGCCTAATTTCGTTTAAACTTTCAAGGCTATAAGCGGAAAGTATATATTGCCTAGTTTTTCTGTAATAAGCACTCATGCTCACCTCTTATGATAGGGCGGATATTTCACCGCCCATATCCTTTACTTAACCAAAACAAACAGTAACGCACATACTATGAAAACTAAAGGCACTATCGCCACACCTACGGCAAAATACGTAAGTAGTTTTAACTCTTTTTCTTTTCGTTGCCTTTCTGCCTCTAGTACCCACAGGATATAGCCTTTTCGTTGTGGCGCATTAATTCTTCTAGGACTGCACATTATTTATTCGCTTTCAACTCTTCGACTTCTGCCACTAATTGAGTAACCAATGTTTCAAGTTCTTTGATTTTACCTTTGTGGTTCAACTCATATTCAGAACCTTTACCTAATCTGAAGTTCACACTAGCATTTACCATTTTTTCAGAACCAAGTGTACCACCTACGCTAAACATTACGTGTTCAGTAGGTGCATAAAATGCACCAAGTGCTACTGCACTATGTCCTTTGTAATGTCCATAACCAACGGAGAATGTCAGTTTATCATCTTTGTTGTAGCCTAGATAATGAAGTGCGGATAATGCTGCATTCGCTGCACCAGCTTTACCAATTTCACGTTCTACATTTCGTGTCATACCACGTTCTAAACTTTCGATGCGGTTTTCATGGTTTTCCAATACATTCGCATGGTCTACTAAAGTTTGTTCGTGAGATTGTAATTGTTGTTCGTGATTGTTAATGATCGTTGTATGATTGTTGATTACTGTTTCATGACGATTGATTGCATCTGTGTTTGCTTTGATGTTGCCAGCATTTACTTTGATAGCATCTGTATTATCTTGAATGGCTTTAGAATTTACCCCTACACGCTCGTTTGTAGCGTTGATAGAGTTAGTAATCGTTGTGTAATTGTTATCCACCTTAGCGGTTAAATTTTTGATGTTATTTACATTGCGGTCTACACGAATATTCAAGCACTTAATGTCTTTATCATGTTTTACTAACTTAGCACCCATAGATGCGATTTCATCGTAGGCAGCGTACAACTGACTGCCGTTGACTGCATCTGTAGATGCTGCATCAACTTGTCCAGCTGCAACATTTGTAATTTGGCGATTGTAATATTTCACACCGCCAAACCCTGCTCTATCTTTAGAACCAACACTCACTACAGATTGAGGGTTTTCTCCAGCGAAAACGTGAGTAACCCCATTTAACACTACTTGTTGTGTAGGTACTGCATCGTCTGTAACGGAGTTAGTACCCAATGCTACACTATTACTTTTATCTGCTACTGTGTTATTACCAATAGCGTAAGCATCCCATGCAGTAGCCTTGCCGTGCGTTCCGATTACTGTTGTATCATTACCGCTAACTTTAGCATCTCGTCCTAAAACGATTGTACTTGTACCAGTAACTACTGTATTCACACCTAGCGCTGCGGAGTTGTAACCGCTAACTACTGGTGCAGTAGTGTTTGGTTCTACTTGACCTACCACAATACCATTTGCAAATGTGCTACCTGTAACTGCTGCCATAACCATTGTTGCTAATACTAATTTGTTGTTCATGTTAATTTCTCCTTTTATGTTAATTAATTTAGATAACTTATTTGCCTGTGCTACCATAACCGCCAGCACCACGTTCTGTTTCGGTTAGTTCATCTACTTCTACTACATCAACCATTGCTACCGGTACGATGATTAATTGTGCGATGCGATCACCTCTAAATATCATGTAATCGCTACAAGATATATTTTCGTATGCAATGCTTAATTCACCTCTATAGTCAGCATCAATAATACCTACGCTATTTGCACATCTTAGAGGTGTTTTACTCATACTACTTCGTGGCACTAATAACCCCATGTGTCCTTTCGGTATCTCTACTGCCACCCCTAACGGAATTTTCTTTTGACTATCACTAGGCACTTTGATGTGAAACGGACAATATAAATCTAACCCAGCTGCATCTTCACTACCTCTTGTTGGTAGTTGTGCATATTCACTAACCAACTTTACTTTCATTTGTTCCCTCAAAACTCCACCCCTAACATAATTAATGCACGTTTTACTGTTTTATAATTTGCTCCAACTTGATAACTAATTGCCCTTAATGACATTCCAGCTTGATGCATTTTTAATAATGAATTTCCATCCAACTCACTTGCACGTGTATATGTTTTCTGTGGTTTTGTACCTTTCAAACCCAAACAACATAACGCTCTGCCAGCACTTATATTTCCGTAAACACAAGCTGCTAACGCAAGCCAATTTAAGTTATTATCAGGAACAAACTCACTCATATTAACTGCCATGTTCCTCACTCCATTCACTTTCCTTATAGATGCGAAAGAAATCATCCGCACTTATTACGACTAACCAAGGCTTATTGCTTTTTTTCCAAGCTACTATAGGCATATCACCATTGTCAGCTTGTATTGCATCATGTTCTGCTTGTTCATATGCTTTACGAACATTCAAGTTTTCAACAAATTTGACCTCTTGATGTATGTTAGGCAAGCCTACACAGTCCGATGCATCACCTGTGTTTCCACAATACTGTGCAGTTCTACGGACTTTGTCGAAACCATGCGACCTACACACATCTCTCCACATCCGTTCACCCCTAGCACCTTTTTGTTTACTGTTTATTGGCAATGATCATCACCCCTCACTCGCAAATTCCATTAAGTTTGTTTGTACTTTTACATCGCTCAACATTTCCTCTTTAGCTTTCGCATACATTCTTCTGTCAATTTCAAACCCATATGCACTTCTACCAAGTTCCATTGCCGCTCTTAATGTGCTGCCACTACCAGCTACTGGGTCAATTACTACATCACCCTCGTCTGTAAAGATTTCAATCAACCTTTTCAATACGCTTACTGGTTTCTGTGTTGGATGAATGTTAGGAACGATATTCTTGTTATCACGTTTCCATTCAAAGTGATCAAATATCATTTTTTTGTTGTTGTTAAACTTTGGAAGTTTTTCACGATACAAAACTAATGCGTATTCAGTCGCACCAACAATACGCATATTTGCTTTTAAAACTTGCGCACTATAATTTTTATTGAAAGTAATAGGAATATAATTTTTAAAGCCGTGTTTCTTTGCATACTCAATCACCATTGGTTGCTGTTGATAACTACAAAAAACTATCATGCATGGTGCTTGTCCACGTTCTTTAGGCTCTTTCTTTAGCAACCGATTACAAAAGTGAAAATACTCTGCAATGTTAAAGTTATAATCAGAATTAAAGAATGCTTTACCAGCATTTTTGCTTTCGCCATTCTTATTATCGCCGTCTACATACCACATAGGATTACTTGCATAAGCGTTGTTTCCTAGATTGTATGGTATATCTGCAATCACTAACTGTGCTTTAGGTATTCCATATCGTTTAAAGTTTTGGAAATTATCATTAAATAACTCGATTTTCATAATTGTTCTATTTACTTTCTTTCAATCGGAAACTTTCCGTAATAGGCACACCAGCCTCGGTTGGAATGTAAATAATTTGGTCTTTACTGTCTTTCAACGTATCAACCCACAACCAATGGATGTAGGCCTCGTTGCCTTTTAACGATTGACCGATAATTTGATTGGCTTTTGCAGTACCCTCTGCACGTTTAACTTCTGCTTGTGCTAGGCTTTCCGCACTATCTAGTTTTGCCTTAGCTTCTAATACTGCAACTTGTCTATTTTGTTCCGCTCTAGCAAGTTCCGCCTCACCTGCCTTTTGTTGTTGCCATACCATATACATCGGCACACCAAACGCAAAACTCCATGCAACCGCACCAATCATAACCACTACCAATAAAGCTGATACTATCTTATTCATGTTTTTACTCCTTTACATAATCTTCAATACGATAGGTTTTTGTTTCTTGCACTACCCATGATTTGTTCTCGTACCCATGACGTTTTTCCCATGCTTGAAATACTTTTGTTAGTTCTTCGCTTAGTTCGTCCATGTGTTCGTTTTTAACATCTTTCATGTAATCATCTGAATATTCTGCAATTTCATCATCTAAATCATAATCACACACATTCCAAATCACACGTTCACCATCTACCACAGGTACATATCGGTATGGATGACCTATTTCTATCGTTGTTTGTAATAATTCCTCTCGACTTAAAGCATCAAAATCACCGTAGTCATATTCATTATCAACATAATCTTCGATAGCCTCTTTAATGCTATTTTTCGGTTCACCAGCTACTTCATCTTCACACCAACAATATTTTGTTTCATCTTTAACTAGCATTGTTATTTACCTTTTCAACTCTGTACATTCAATAATGCAATTTGCAGGCGATACAGAAATAAATCTTTTTCGTTTATCAGTAAAAGTAATCACTTTTTCGTTGCCAATTTGCACATTTCGTATAGCACGTTCAAATGCTTTTTTATCTTCAAAAGTTTCAGTTTCATATGTGCCTGTTCCACAATTCATTACAATCGTTAATTCAACCATGTTTTTTCACCTCTTAGAACGGAATATTTTCATCAGCACCATTATTTTCAAAACTATCAAAGTTGCTAGATGCAGTTTCATCATTCGTTAATGATGTACCAACAAAGTTTGCTACTACTTCTGTTACATATCGTTTTTGTCCGTCTGCCGTTTCATATGAACGTGTTTGAAGTCTACCCTCTACGAAACATCTGTTACCTTTTCGTAGGTTTCCTACTGCTTCACCTGTTTTACCCCATGCCACGCAATTAATGAAAGCAGTTTGTTCTTTTGTTTCGTTGTTACTGTCAATGTATGTATTGCTTGCTGCGACTGTAAATGTGGCTACTGCTTTTCCAGATTGTGTGTAACGCACTTCTGGATCACGTGCTAAATTACCTAAAATTTGTACTGTATTCATATATCAAACTCCTTTAAATTTTTTGTTCGATGCACATCTTACCTTTATAGATACGCATCATTTCTTCTAAATTTGCAAAGGTTCTTGCATCAGCCTTTGCAATCATTTGCATCTGTTGAGTTGCCTCTTCTTGTGTATCTACATTTAGAGGTATCTCAATAGTGATTACCATCTTTCGTTTCTTACTTAGCATTTATTTCCCTTACCAATAACTAAGCTGGTTTAGTTCAGCCTCTACATCATCAATAAACACATCGTAGCTAGGGTGAATGTGGCAATCGACTGTTGCCTCATTCCTCATGATTTCAAGCAAGTTTTCAATCTTGGTTCTTGCTTGTGCCTCATTATTAGCTAGCACTTGAAAACTAACATTAAAGCTAACATTTACACTTACATCAAACTCTTTTACTCTTTCCCTCACGTTTAACCCCCTATTGCCTGTTTTAAAAGTTCTTTACCTTTATCAGATATTTTGCTTTTGTTGATTATTTCTGTTACATCTACTGGTTCTTTTGCTACCTCTACCAAATTACCTGTGGCAGTCATTTCTATTTGCTTTTGACCAGCACCAATCAATGCACGTTCCTTTTCTGCTTTCTCCCTTGCTTTTAATAACAAGTGATTGTCTTTAATCGAATTAGACAATCTTAATCGCTCACGCTCTCTGATTTCTTGTACTTCGTAGTTTTTAACAAACTGCGCCCTACATGATGTTTCGTTGAAGTTATCGCCGTTTTGAGGGTCAAATGATTTCCAAATCGCTTTGGCACATTGCTTTGTTAAACCATCTAATTTGTCTAAACCCTTTTCGTAGCCATATGATCGTGCTACTTGATACACCCTTTCCCATGCATCTTGTGCGGTTGGAAGTTCCTCATGTGCATTTACAAAGGCACTTAATGCGGAACATTCCTCTCTAATTTCTGCAATCGTTGGTAAGAATTTGCACCTATCAATCAGATTGCTTATCGCCTGTTCAAGGGTAACTGGGTTTACATTAGATAGTTTTGTTACATACAACATCATTCGTTGCTCTGACATATCAGTAGACCACGCTATCTGTAACATCGATAGTGCTTTCAAAGTCTGTTGTTGGTTGTTCAGTATCTACACCCCCTAACTTATTCATCAAGTTATTAACTACGTTGATTGCATCTTCCTTACTATTCTTTTTAGAATTAGGTTTTCTATATTCGCTACGCTCCCATGTTCTAACCGCTGCTTTCCAATCTTTCATGGAGTTTTTGCCTACTTTCCATCCGTTGCTTTCGTAGTAGTCAAAGAAATGTTCAACGTTTACATTATTGTTACGTTCCATACAGTATTGTTTAATGTCAGAGATAGAGGGTTTTTCAAAACGCTTGCGTTTTGTTGTAGTGCTTGCACTACTATCTATCTCTATCTCTATCTTTATCTCTTTCTCTTTCTCTATCTCTGGTGGAGATTTCTCGGAGATTTGTCGGAGATTTGTCTGGACATTTGTCCTATCTGTTTCTATTCGTTGTCTATACTCCCTCTTTCTATCAGCCTCACTACTGCCTTTACCAATGAAGTTTTGAATATCCAACATATAGATAGCACCATTTTCTAGTACATCGATTAGTCCTAAGTCCTTGAAGATTGATAATGCTTGTTTGACTGTTCCTATTTGGTGTCCAGTTACACTTGCCAGCATTTCTGCGTTGTAAGGAATGCGATCATTAACCACCAGCTTTCCATCATTCTTTAGACTTCGTAGGTAGAGTTTTAAAAGAATATTGCTATACAAGTATCCGTCTTTCATACTTTCCAATATCTTCAACTCATCGCTATCAAAGAAATTATCTTTTAATCTAAGATAGTAATATTTTTTGTTATCGCTCATAGGCTAGTCCTTGTTTAGACTTTCGATAAACTCTTCTTCCGTTAAAGGTTTACCTAGCATTGCAATTCTAGTTAGCACTTTTGCGATTTCTTTTTTCTCGTTTTCTACAACCAATACACTATTAACCATCGCATAGATTGCACTTAGTTCTTCAATTATTCTGTTATTGAATGTTTGTTCACCTTGGTCTGCTTTGTAAAACTCAATACGATTTTCAACATATGCACTAATCATTACTAATTCGTTCATACTCATCTGTCCTCTTTTCTACTTCCTCTAATAAGTGTTTGCGTATCTCTTTTGCGAACACTCCATGTGCTTGATTGTGGCATTGCATACACAAGCAAGCTAGATTTCTCAAATCACTTAAACCGCCTTGTGAACGGAACACTATGTGGTGGCATTGTTCTGCCCTGTAGCCACATATAACGCATTGTCCGTTATCACGTTCATAGGCTTGTTTTCGTGTTACTGCATATAATTTGTTATCCCTTTTCTTTCTGTTGTTCACTCTCCCACCCCTCTATGAGTGATTGAATATACTCACTAGGTTCTAACTTGATACCTAATTGTTCACATTCATCTGTTAGGCAATCAATAAGCCTTGCCATTTCTTTTGTGTTGTACACGCTGCTGCCGTGGTAACACATTATGTTGTGATACCCATTTAAACTTTGGCACTCACCAGCATCTTCGGCTATCCAACCGATGCCGTGTGCTTGCCATATCGTTATGTAGCGTTCGACTGCATCCTCACGGACTGGAACATACGTAAAATGTCCACAGTCCTTGATAGCTTTTTTGTACACATCTTCTTTTGTTGTGTAGCTATTTTTACTTAGTTCAAGTGCTATGTTTTGACATAACACCCAACAATAAGAATTGGCATTTAAACTTCTTGATTTGGTTTTACGTTTGATTTCTACTGTGTACTCTTTATCAGTAGTAATCTTTGATAGATCATTGTCATGTGGTGCTGGTATTACTACCATTACACCTAGTGGACTTCTTAATAATTCGATGTTATTTGTTGTCCACTTCATAACCTTTTACCCAGTCATAAAGTTTTGACATTTGATTTCTTGTAATGTTATCAATCACACCAACACCAAACATTTCTGTTAGTTGGTGCGCTACTTGCTCTTCGTTTAACCCATGTTCATTAGCCATCTTCAATATGATTGCGTATGCATTGTGAGGGTCAAATTCTTTTTCTTTCTTTTCTTTTTCTGCTGCTGCATTGATTTTCGTATCTTGTAAACCTCGGTATACATCAGCACCTACACCAATCATTTTTGCTGCAGTACCTAATGCATCGGTAACCGCCATCTTGAATGCCTCATCGTTTCCGTGGTAACCATTTTTGTCTTTATAGATTAAGAAATCACCACCATAACCAGGAATTGGTTTACTCCATTCATCGCCATCTTTGATGTATAGATTTACTTTTACATAAAGCATCGTTTCGCCAGTAGCCTCTACTAATACTTGTTCCGTATCTACAATGTCAAAGTACCAACCAACACCACACATACCATAAACTTCGGTTAATATTTCCCATCTCCATTGTGGAGAAATATCATACTTACCTTTTAGTTTCCCAAAGTCAATTATCTTTAACGCTGATTGCGGTACAGTTTTTACCGCATTATATCTACTATCCATCTATACCTCTTTATATTTGTAACCACGCATTTCTAAGAAATCAGTCAAATCTTTTGCATCATCTTCGGTTAAGTCATAAACAGTAACTGTTAAACCATTTTTTGTTTCCACAACTTCGATTGTTTCAACTGGTTCATTTGTGATGCTTGCTCTTGCAGCCTCTTCCATTTCGTTACGCTCTGCAAACTTTGCATTGATTAATTCTCTAGCTTGATCTAGTGGCATATCTTTTACTGCATCCCAACATTCATTAAATGTGATTGGTGTTGCAAGTTCGTATTGTTGGTTACAAGTATCTACAACAAACTCAATCATGCCTTTTTTCTCTGCTAAGATTTGTTTATAATCATCATCTGATTGTTGGCGCTTTGAAATTTCAATCATCATTCCCTCAATGGAAATTTCAATATCTTTCATCTTTGCAGTTTTATTTAACCAGCGTTTATCATGTTGAAGTTGATTTGCATATTCTTCACGCACTCCATATTTTTCAACCATCTTTTCGATAAACTTATTGATAGCATCTGTTTTAGCTTGTGCCTCTTTTTCATCAAAGTATTTGATTTGTTCTGCAAGTGGCTTTTCTGCATCGTAAACAACTTTCAATACTTCATTTACTTCTTCTTCAAATAACTCAATAGGTCTTTTGAGTTCTCGTTTTTTCTCTTTACAGAATTTATCAAGCGTTGTTCTGTACTTAACGATTTCATTCTTAGCACTTACCATGTCCTTATAGTTTTCTTCTGTTACTACAAGTCCTTTGTACTTTTCTAACTGTGCCTCAAAGTAAGATTTGATTTCATCTTTGTTCCACTTGAATACTTGTTGATTTTGACTAACAATAGGTGTTAAATTAATTTCCATTTAATTCTCCTTATACTTGTGATAAAATATAAGTAGAGATATTTCACATACTCTCTACTAAGTCCGTTGAAACTTCTTCTAAAACTTTTCGCAACGGACTTTTTTCTTTTCATAAAAAGCTATTTCTTCTTCCCATTTACTACTTAGTAACCACATCGATACACCTAATAGGCTTTGACAAATGAATGTCCACATATCGATGTTATCTAGTTCTAAGCTACCCATACCGCCTACCACTAATACTGCTGATATGATTTTCATTCCATAACACAACTTAATCATTTAAATCTTCTCCTACAATCACTAGCATTTGGCTGGTGATTTTTTTTATTTCACTCTTTAACTTATGATTTTCTTTTCTTAGGTTTTCCACCTCGCTTTGTAGTTTCCTATAACCGATTGCGTTATATTCATCTTCAACACCAGCTAATGCTTCAACCTCTCTTTTGCTAAATTTCACACCGCTTATCGGTAACTGTGTTAACTTTCCATCATTTCTTAGGTTGTATACAGATGTTGTTGAGATTTGTAATAGTTCGGCTACTTGCTCTACTGTATATACAAGGCTCTCCATGTCTCATCCCCTTATGTGAATTTAATTCACTATCTTATTTTAAAAAAAAATTTCTCTAGTTTCTTTGCTAGATAACTTTAACAGTTCTACTAGCTTTGCAATTTCAGATGCTTTAAATTCTGTATCACCTCGCAACTTCTTATATAAACCCTCTCTAGTAAGGTTTAACTCACTTGCTACATGAGATAACTTATATCCCTTGTCATCAATCATTTGTTTTAAGATGTTCATTCTACACCCCCTTTTTATTTTTTTGTTGTGTGAATTTCTTTCACACTCATAATATAACATCGTGGTGAATGTATGTCAACACTTTTTATTATAAAAGTTGATTTTATTTCACATTACATTTAAAATCATAATAGATAATAGCGTTAAGAGGTGATTTGACATGACACTATATGACAATATAAAAACATTAAGAGAAAACCTGAAAATGTCGCAAGATGAATTAGCCAAAAAAGTTGGATATAAAGATAGAACCAGTATTGCAAAGATTGAAAGCGGTAAAGTAGATTTATCTCAATCTAAAATATTTGCTTTCGCTAAGGCATTAAATACTACTCCTGAGGAATTGATGGGTTTGAAATATTATGAAGATCGTGAAGTTTCAGAATATGCACAAGCAGTAAAAGATAACCCAAATCTTAAATTACTCTTTGATGCAAGTAAGAATATGTCCAAAGATGATATTGATTTTGTAATCAACACTATTGAAATGTTAAAGAAACGTGAGGGCAAATAATATGGAATTACTACTATCTGTTATATCTATAGTGGCTTATTTCTTTGGTTATCCTACTGTTGCAGGTATTGTAGGTATCATAGCCACACTATTATTTATATTATTCTATTCTAAGCAAAATAAACCTTATGCAGTTTTCGTTCCATGGTTAATCATTTCAATTTTACTAAACGTATTATTTATTAATTACAAGCCTAATTTTGTATTAAGCATAGGTATCGTTTCTTCAATGTCTATATGGCTTACTTCTGTTTTGGTTTGGTTGTTCAGTTTAGTAACCAATAAATAATGAGGAATTTTATACACATTATTTTATGTACAATATCCCCATAAGGGGGTTAAGTATTATGAATATAGTTTTGATTTACACTAAGTTAAGACCTACACAAACTGCGGTATTAAAACTAAACGATGATGGTACTTATACCATTTTAGTTAATAGTGATAAGCCTATTGATGTACAACGTAAAGGTATACTACATGAGATAGGTCATATATTAAATGATGATATGTATAGTCATGCTCATATTGATTTATTAGAACGCATGGCACACGCAAGGGAAATAGAGTTTGAGGGTATCAACTTCTACACACATATATTATGAGGTGAATTATGCAATACAATTTCACTATCAGAAAAAAGGATAAAGGGTTTCAAATCATCGTAGCCTACAAAGACGGCTATAAATGGAAACAGAAATCAAAACAGGGTTTCAAAACTAAACGTGAGGCTAAAGAGTATGGACACGTTATAGTTAAAGAGTTGGATAAAACTGCACTTCTTACCAAAGATACAGAATTGAAAGAATTAACATTCAAGGAATTTGCTGATATGTTCCTTGAAATAAAAAAGGCGCACATAACGCATAGTACTTTGGTTATGTACAATCACGCTATATGTGCTTATAAGTCAATTCATGATATGAAATTGTCTGATATTAAACCGCTACACATTCAGAATGTAGTAAATAAAATGGTTACATCGCCTACCACAATCACAACATATTATAAAGTAGTTAGTCGGATATTCTATATAGCAATAAACCCATACAAGATAATTTCAGATAACCCATGTACTGGTGTTAGGTTGCCACGTGTGGAACGTAAGAATATGATCCATACAATAACCGATGAAGATTTAAACCAATTCGCAAAGTTCATGCGTGAGAAATATCCACAAGCCTATTACTTTTTACAGATAGCTAGATATACTGGCATGAGATTTAGTGAAGTATATGGTTTAACATGGAATGATATATCATTAGAAAATCGCCAAATTCATATCAACAAGCAACTTTCGTTCCGTAAAGGTGTTATCACCTTTGAGAAAACTAAAACCGCCAATTCGGTGCGAATTTTGCCAATTCCGCCCATATTAGAAAACATACTAATAGAATATAAATCACATGAGTTAGAGTTTGAACATGATTTAGTTTTAAACCCATATAAGAAAAACGGAGTTAAATGGCAAATAAACACATACTTAAAACGCTTTGGAGATAACCTATCAGCTCATAACCTTAGACATACCTATGCTACAAAGCTATTAGCAAATGGACTAGATGTGAAAACTGTATCATCACTACTTGGTGATACACCACAAATGGTTATGAAAACGTATGTACATTATAACGATGAAATGAAAGCAGCAGCATCAAATGCAGTTGCTAATATTTTTAAATAAAATTTTTGACGATTTTTGACGAATTGAATATCTAACCATTAAAAGATACAGTAAATAAGCATTTCTTTAAACTTACAATCTTAACGATCATAAAAGGTTATATCGCTTAATTTTATTTCAAATTTCAAAATACGTTGTAATAATCAAAGTTTTATATCGTGATTTATTAAAGCCACTTACACAAAACACAATATTTAAAATTCATTTTTTGACGAATTTTTGACGGCAATAAAAAAGAGGGTAGCAATTACGCTACCCTCAATTTGTTTTATTTATCTAATTCTACTAAGCGGTGCAACTTGCCATTAACAAACCACATTTCACAACGCACGTTGTTTTGGTCTACCAAGGTTGCCATGTATAACCCCTCTTGGTTAGGTTGAATATCTTCTGCGAATTGATGTGTTTTTCCCTCGAATGTAAATACTTGTGCCATAATGTTTTCCTTTTAATCAATATATCCTAACTGTCAACTAACAGTTGATTGTTGCAAGCCGTGCAACTCGGAGATATTTTGGATCACCTCTACCATCTCACAACTTTTACTAATGCGGATGCACCTTTAAATTCTGAACCTTTAAAGTGTGCTAACCCTTGTACCTTTTTATCTTCGTACCCTACAGTTTCGTATACTTCACCATTAGTCATTACAGTTACACCAGCTAATATGCTATGCGGTTTATCTAACTTAATTTTGTACACATCTACCTTTTGCTCTTCCGTATTAGCAACTACCGCCGTCCTATCAGATTTTTCTGTTGCTGCTTTAGGTAAATTAGGGTTGCTATGTGCAATATCCTGTTTCACTTTTTCTGCAGCAACTTCAACTGTAGGTGCTTGTGTGTAATAAGTCGCTATCGGTTGAGTTCTTTCCTTAATGGAAATAACTTCTTGTGCTTGTTGTTCTGTTACATGAATTGCCTTTGATAATTCTACAGGTGATTTAGCTTGTTGTTGTGTAATTACAACTGGCTTTTCAATCTGTTTTTGTTTGTATATGTGATAGCACCCCATACATACTAACACAAATACCAACATAGGAATTAGCACCTGTGCGGTGCGTTTGTGTGTTTTGATATAAGTTAGTACCTTACGTAGATAAAACATTCACCTATGCCCCCTCTACCTCTTCCATTAGCATTTTTAACGCTTTGAATTTCTCATCAGCAAATCGATTGTTAAGGCTATCTCTTAATGCACTACTATTCCATTCAAGGCTCATGCACGTATCGTAGATGCCAGCGATAAGGTCATAATCAAACCGCTTATCATCGATATAGGATAAGTTAGGCAATTCAATGTTTAACGCTTTCTCCATTAGTTTTAATGCATCATTGAACATATTGACGATTTCACCAGTACCATACTGTACCGCTCGGCTCCACACTACATCTTTTAATGCATTAGAATGTTTCTCTACGTTAAACATATTCTGTCTTAGGTACTCACAAGCTACATCGTAGTATGCGGACTTGATGTAATCATGTTGCATCTTTTCAAAACCAACCGCATCAACTGTGCCTAGTTCTTGCCACTTAGCAATAAACCCATCAGAATTTATTTCACCACTATCTATCAAGGCTCTTGCGTAGTCGGTGTAAAAGCCACCTTGTTTTAACCCCCAACCAAGAAATGCATCAACACTACCACAATTACTTGCTAGTTGATATGTGCCATAAGATATACCGCCAGCATCATTGATGCCACTAGATACACACGCTGGATCACCATTACTTTCATATTCAGCACTCAACTGTCCTAATTCAGCCATTGTAATTACTCCTTTTCTTTGTCATTGCTGCCCCCATTCATATATTGGGAACGCTTAACACCACCAGTAGCACCGATATAACCACCTAACACACCAACTATTACGCTTGCCAAATCTTTCTGTTCAAGATAAATAGTCATGATTAGTGCGGCTGCAAGTGCCACCAAGGTTATAGTGTCCTCATAATTAATCTTCATTTAATCGCATCCTTTATTGATTTTACGAACGCTATCAACTCTTTAATCAAACTCATCGCACGTTTAAACCATGCACTTTCCACAAATTCAAGTTCAATCATATTCTCCACAATAGATGCTAATTCAACCATGATAGGTACTAGGTACAACAATGTAGACAAAAACACATCAATGCGACCTAACATAGGAATATCCACATCAGGCAATGTTAATAGTATGAATGATAAGAGGAATAACCAAGGATAAGACTTAACTAATTTCTTAGTCATATCTGCTCGTAGTTTTCCACTCACTAAAAATCTACGTTGCTTACCATTAACTTCAACACTCGCCCATCCTCGCCATATAATCGCAAGGAACATATTCTTAATGGTTAATTCTCTATTAGTAGCCAAATTAAAATTGCGTGCCTCAACTAAGACACGCAACATAGTATCTATAAAAACCAATACAACACTTGTAAATATGGCTAGTGATATTCTCACCGCCTCAGTTACACTAAAAACTTCGACCATAAAAGATGGAAGAAAAACTTCAATCATACTTACTCTCCAATTCGTTCTATCTTGATTTTTAGTAAATGCCTAGTGAGATACACCCAATCTCTCCATCCATTAATATTAAATGTTGCTTTTTGTGCCGTCTCTATGTTATTCCATAAACTAACATTCACTTCAATATCCCTTGATGTGTCTATTGTAAATTCATTTGTTTTATTATTTTGTCCATCAACAGTTGCTCTGTATTTACCTTTAGGCAAGTAAACAAACATTTTTTCTGTACCCCTAATATCTGCAGGGTACTTTTGCCAGTTCCAAGTACTAAATGATACAGGGCTTGTTTGAACATAACTCTTGTTGCCGTTAGATGTACGTTGCACCACAAGGGCGGTTTTATCACCGCCCAATCGTGCATAATATGTTTTACCATTAATAACTATCGGCAATCGTTTTTCGCCTACATCACGCAAGTTATCAGTCAGTTCAAATGTTAGTGCATCGTTCCCTTTCTTAACTTTTAAGTTAGGCATTATTCAACATACACCTCATTTCCACCATTAGCACTCCACAATTTCAATCGGCTATTCAAGGATGTTTGTACTCTGCCCCAAGATTTCCATTTATCAGCCATAAACATTCTGTGGTATGTTTCGCCATTGAACGCATGGAAAGTTTGGTCTATCATCTTACCTTTGCCAAAGTTCATTACAATCAGCATCCCTTGTTTATGGCTACGTGGTGGGTTATTATCACCGCCATCAAAGTTAATTTCAATAGCACCTTGTTCTGTGAATGTGTTCCAATCTGTTGCCGTTTCAATTTTAGAATATGGAAAACCTAATTGGTCTACTTCTGTTTTCTTAACAAAGTTATCGTCTACATCCTTTTTCTTGTAAATAGCCGTTCCGTAATGTTTTGTTGTAAGTACTGTAAAACTATCTGTACCATCATAGTGTTTAAATTCTTTACCTTTAATAAACGTATTAACGGAGTTATCGCCAAGTTCTACGTTGCCAGCTGTGGACACTTTAGCCATACCAACACCATGTCCATCAGGTTTATACCCCTCGATTAAAATGTTATTAGCCATTTTAAGTGCGCCATTTAATGTACCGCCTGTTAGTTTGAGGTAATCAAGCGTTGCCAATCGTGCAGTATTAATAGAGTTTTGATAGTCTTTGTTTGGATCACCAACATAAATATCAACTTGATGACGCTTGTTTGGTTTTTCTGTTAATACTGCAAAATAGAATTTGCCGTTGTAATAAGCTATATCTTCGATTTCAGTAGTTCTATTGATTTCAATAATCTGTTTAACTGTGCCAAATGGTGTACATTCTACTAAACTACCAAGCGTTGCACTCATGATGCAGCCATTCAACATGAAAGCGCCATTGTTATTGAAATCATCATATTCATAATCGACTTGATATGTTTTTAATTTCTTAAAATCATCGTTGTATAAATTGATTTCACGCAAGCGTTGTTGACCGCTAATAGGTACGATGCTTACATAAGTTCGTGTGATTGGGTCATAACCAATATTAAATACACGTTCATTCAATGTGATAGTGCGTTCATATTGCATTGTGTCAGCATTAAGTACTGTTAGGTTATTACCATTTTTCAAACCATTAGCAAGATAAATCTTGTTGGTATATTTGTTGTAGCACATAGTATTACAATGCCCCATCTTATCAGGGTCATTGAATTTATAAGTACCTACAATCTCAAATGTGGATGAATTGAGTTCATAGAATATTTGGTTGTTACCATCACCACTAATACAAGCTAACACAAATACATTCTTTTTATCATTGTAGGTAAAGCCTTGGCATTGGTTGACCTCTTCGCCATATTGAATGTTCTTAACAAATGCAATATTAGATGCACCTTTTAACATTGGTGTTTCAGTAGGATAGAATGGTTTCACGTTGTTATACGTGCCCATATCCATTACGCTATCAACTGTATTGAAAGTTAGATGTTCATTAATTTTGTAGATGCCATTAGGTACTAACAATATCTTATTTTTTAAATTATCGTTAGCACGTTTAAATGCTGCGGTATCATCCGCTACACCATCACCAACTGCTCCAAAGTCTTTTACGGAAACGATGCCATACAAACTATCTTTAGGTACAAACTTTGTATCGGCTTTT